TCATCTTGTCCTGTTCTTTCTGCTACCAGAGAGACGCTGACAAGTGGGCTTTCATCCACTAAAATAGCATTTGTATAATCATCTTGAATATCAAAATACTCTGTTTTATCTGTTGAATAATAATCAACAAATGACGTGCCACAGTAAGTTTTTACTGCTTGACTTATGGCTGGCACTATAACATTGATTTTCGCATTTTCACTTTCGCCAGTGATTCCTGCGAAGTCCTTATACTGTTGTAATGTTACTAAATTTGCCATAATTAAAAGTGTGGGGCGATTAAGGCCGCCCCACGAATCCTGTCTAAGCTTAAATTAAGAAGCTTTGTACATGTGTCCCCATTTAGAAGTAGCACCATCGATAAGATCGGTGAAGCCAATTCTTTGTGAAGCAACAAGCACTCTGCGCTGGTTAATTACTTCGTAATCAGATTCCACGGTTACACCACGTAATCTTGGTAATACAAAGTTTCTAGGGTTAACAGCGATAGCTGCGAATTTAGATACTGCTGGAGTAGCGAACTCATCACATAATAGTACTCTTGATCCGAATACTTGTCCGATTTCACCACTTAGTTTAGTAGCCATGTCGCCTACTAAATTAGCATCTTGGAATTCAGCATCTTCTAGTAGTTCGAAATATGTTCGTTGTGAAACGATATAAACTACGTCAGATGGGTTAACACCATATTTACCCATGTTTTTTCTCATTGAAAGAAGTTCTGCAGCTGTAACAGTGTCAGAAGCGAAAGCAGTAGCTGACTGTGTATAATCACTGTCATTTCTTGCTAAGTGTAGTAAACCTTCGAAAGAAGCTCCACTAGTACCGAATACACCATCAGCATCATCACCAGCTAAGATTGAGTTTTCAATTGATCTAGCGTGTGATCTTACCATAGATTCTCTAATTAAAGGAAGAATCGGTAAGATTGCATCTTCTTCTGTTTCATTTCCTAAGAATGATTGAGAAATAAGTTTCTTAGTTGAAAGAGTTCTTTCAGACATAGTAACCCCTGCATCGTCACCATAAGTAGCAGATCTCATATCTAAGTTATCATTTGCTACAGCAGACCCTGAAGCAAATTCAGCGTAACCACTATCTGGTAAGATTGGGATAATCATGTTCGCAGAAGTCATTGGGATTTCTCTAAATAGAGGAGCCAAGACTAATTCGTTTTCGATATCTCTTTCGATGTTTGTTGAAACAACTTGCTCAAAATCAGCTGATGAAACTTGAACACCTGAATGAGTGTTAACTTTTTCCATCAAAGATTTTGCCATTGGACTATTCCATCCTTGTCCGGTAGCTAGACCTGCAAATTTAGCATCTGTAATGTCTTGCTCGAAGGATTTTTTCCAATCTCCGTTGTTACCTTGCCTGTCAGAGAAATGTCTTTTAGATTCACGAATGTTCATGATTTCTTCGGACTTCTCTGCTAGTTGTGCTTCAAGTGACTTAACGACAGTTTCTAAATTAGAATAGTCTTCTTTCACTCTTGACTCAACGTCAGACATTAATTTTTCAGCACCTGTTAATCCAGCTTGGATTACAGTTTTTTGCTCTTCCTGTTTTGCTTCCTCGGAGGCTTTTTGAACTTCAGCTTCTTCAGATGCTTTTTGAGCAGCTTCTTCTGCAGCCTTCTGTTCAGCAGCTTTAAGTTCGGCTTGTTTCATTGCATACTGAGCAACTGCTTTTTCAGCAGCTTCTGCAGCAAATGATTCAAGATTGAACTCTGGGTTGCTTTCAGGAGATTTATTTTCTTTTGACATATTTGTCTCCATTTCCTTGGCTTTCGCCGTACTTGGCTGCTCAATTTCAACAGCGTCTGCTGAATCTTTTAAGTTAGCCTTATAAAAAGTTTGCTTATACTCATTGTATTCGTCCATAGAATCAAATGACTTGCTTAATCCAAAGGTTGCCCCTTGGTTGCATGGCACTGATACTACAGATACTTCAAAAAGCTCTGCGTCCTTTATCTTATATCCATCGGTTTCGGTCATATAATCAGCGTCCTTGACTTTGAAACCAACAGAAAAAGCCCCAAGGACACCGTCTTTAATAAGTTGTGTTACATTATCACCTGCACCTTTTGAAATCTTTGCAGAAATCTCTAGTCCATTGTCTGTAACTTTTAAATCTTTTGCACGACCTATTGGTTTGTCGTAATTATGATTGAACAAAATAATTGGATTACCTTTATAGTTTTCCAATCCGCCTTTTGTCCAAGCATCTGATTCGATTATGTCGCCTGCTCTATCAAGAGCGTTAGTGCTAGCAGAACCTTTAATATCAACGCCACCGTCTTCGGTTTCGCCTAATGTTTTAAAAGTGCTAGTCCAGTGATAAATTTTATTTGACATCTTTCTTCTCCGCTTTCTTGGCTTTGGGAGCCTTTGGGGCGGGAGTAGGTGCTGGAGCTTCAACTACAGCAACGGGATGTCTTTTCTTCATGGCAGATAAAACTCTGCTCCAAGATCCAAATGCTCTTCTGAGCAAGTAATCTTTAACAGGTACATCATTACCATGACTTTTATAAGTTCGTAAATCCATTGACTCGACTCCTTTTTCTACAAACCAGTCGGATAATGCTTTAGCCATCATATCTTTTGTCATATTATTCCTCTTCGCTTGGGGCAGCCTCTTGAGGTCTACCGCCTTCTTCGGGGTTTGTTGCTGAGCCTGCTATATTAGCTGGCACTCTAGGCTCATCAAATCCATCGACTGGATCTTTACCTAGTGCCTCTCTTGCTTCGTTCGGGGACATAATCCCTGTATTTACAAGAGTAGCATAATATGCTGCCTGGTCTCTTAGTTCTGGTTGTAAAGCAGGTATTCCTGTTACATCCTCAGATACTTCAAAACCAAAGTAACGCTCTAGCGCATACCCTAATTTTCTTACGATTGGTAAAATTGTTTCTAAATAGTAAAGCCTATGATTAGGTCTTATATTTGCATTATTACCGCCGTCTAGTAAAATGGGTGGTATTCCCATTGCTTCTAGTATTATTCTTTCATTTGACTTGATGCCTTCTTGGAAATCTAAGTCTTTGAAGTTTACTTCTGTTAAGTTCTCAACTGTTAGTCCACCATCTAAAAAGAGTGGGCGACGACCGCCAGATTGTGGGTTATATCTTGCAACCCATGCCTGTAACATTCTTTCTTTTATCTTCTCTGAAAGTGTGTTTGGTGATTTTAGTACTAAACCTGGAACTGCTCCGTTTTTGAAGAAGTTATCTTGAAAGGTTCTCATACTTGATAAAAGCTGCATAGTTCTAAATGCAGGCTTTAATCTTGGTACTCCTCTATAAATGGAGTTAAAACTGTTTTCTTTAATATGTATAATCTCAGTAGGACTATAATCTATGCTGTTTTCGTATGTATACTTTGAAATGAAAGTTGAAGCATCAGTTTCTATTCTTACTTTATCTGCTGGTAAATGATAGAGATGCGCTCCATCAAAATATATAAAGATGTTTCCATCTATCATCAAGTCAATAATTAAGTTTCTTTTAAATGAATTAATATCCTGAAAAGGGTTTGGTTCTCTATTAACTAAAATATCAACTTTTGATTTTCTAATATTTTTTACAATATTATTAGTTCCTGGAGTTTGATTTCCAAGAGTATAAGGTATATCTGCAACATCATCAACTATCATGTTGACTGCTCTATTCACTATTTCTAGTTGTTCATACGCATTTCTATAATTAGTAACGACTTCACGAGAGTCTACTGTTAGACCTTCGTTTCTAGAAATAACATATTGGGCAGGGTTGAGTTTTTCCTCAGTTTCGGGAGTTCTACCTAATAGTCTATCGTACCATGCCATGTTGTTTTTCTCTCTGAATCTCGACCCATTTGTTTTGTTTCTCTGCAGTAATCAATTTGGGTCGTTTACCATAAATCGAGTGTAGTCTAAGATGATGCTTGTGACAGAGAGTTACCGTATAATCATACACTTTGTCATAATTTTCATCAATAAAGGATTCTCGAAGTGCTAGTATGTCTTGTTCCTTCTCTATAATTATTTTTTTCTGTTTTAACCAAGTTTCTAGTAGTTCGGTCAATCCGTAATAATGATGAAAGTCTAAATGATCTGTGTCGCCACAGATATAACAATTATTTGATTTCTTATATTTTGATTTAGCTTTGTCTCTCACATATTTAACTAAATCTCTTTTTAATTTCATATTTCTACTCTTAATTAGAATTATACCAAAAACTTACATCAAATGTCAAGAACTGTTTTTAACAGGTCTTACTAAAATGTAGTGATATTGGTTTCAAATGAATAGAGTGCGTATCGTAAAGCATCAGCCATATGAGATGCCATGTCATGTTTTGGCTTTTCTCTCATTAAATTAGGATTTGGATCCCACTGATACTGGTCTAAACACATTTGAGCTTCTTTGCATTTCTGATC